GCTATGGACATTGGTTAGAGTGGAATACCACTGGGTCGTTGATGAGGCATCAAAAGTTGCCTTGCCGTTTACCGGCAACGTAACAGCCGTATTGATCGCCTGAGCATCAATAGTTCCGCCGGTTGCAGGATAAACAGTAACTGCGTTTGCACCCTTGTTGACAACCACAATCCTGCGGCCCGTCGTGGCCGTTGGCAATGTAACACCGGAAGGCGAAGATGCCGCCGTCGTTACAACGTTGTAGTCACTGGTCAGGGCTCCCTGTCCCTGAGCATTGGTTCCCGCGGTAACGGCAGCCGTTGTGCTGAATGTTTCTCCACTCAACGCAGGCGTCGTCAAAGATGCGCCGGTAGCCAAAGCCACCACCGTTCCGGATCCGCTAGTTGTATATGACGTACCCCATGCAGTGCCGGTGGAGTTGGCAATACCAGATCCCGGAAATCCCAAATTTGACAATGATGTAAATGCAACAGCTTGGATGATGTCTCCAGCAGTACAAGCGGCAATCGTGAATGATGTGCCATCTGTAGCAGTTACATCAGCAGCCGCTAGCTTAGATCCGTTCTTGTAGACATCAAGATAGCCAACGTTATAAGTAACGCTGAATGTCGTCTGTGCAGCCGTTGCGGTAAAGTCTGTAACAGTTCTGCTCGTTGATCCAACCGATCCGGTAGGACCAGTTGCTCCGGTTGCCCCTGTCGCTCCTGTAGGCCCAGTAGGTCCGGTGCCCAAGCTCAACGTGGAGAAGGTGACAGCCTGAACAATATCTCCAGCAACGCAGGCGGCAATTGTGAATGACGTGCCGTTTGTGGCGGTTACATCAGATCCAAGAAGTTTTGATCCATTCTTGTAAACATCAATGTAGCCAACCGTGTAGCTTACTGAGAACGAGGTCTGCCCAGCAGTTGCGGTAAATTCCGTAACAGTCCTTGTTGTGCCACCAGTAGGGCCGGTCGGGCCAGAAGATCCAGTTGCTCCAGTTGGACCGGTAGGACCAATGGCTCCGGTATCCCCTTGAATACCTTGCACACCTTGGGGACCAGTTGGACCCAAATCACCTTGAGCACCCGTGGGGCCGGTTGGCCCTGTGCCGCCCGCCGTACCAGTTGGACCCGTTGGGCCAGCATCCCCTGTCGAGCCGGTGGGACCGGTTGAACCAGCAGAGCCAGCAGGACCTGTGGGTCCATTGTCGCCAGGAACACCTTGAATGCCTTGTACGCCCTGCGGTCCCGTGGGGCCTGTGTCACCTTGAGTGCCTGTAGGCCCAGTAGGACCAGTGCTGCCATTTGATCCGGTAGGACCAGTTGGTCCAGCGTCTCCGGTTGACCCCGTGGGTCCGGTTGGTCCATTTGGACCAGCGGTTCCGGTAGGGCCAGTAGGTCCAGCATCACCAGTCGTGCCCGTGGGGCCCGTCGGTCCAGTTGATCCGCCAGAACCTGTGGGTCCGGTCGGGCCAATGTCTCCTTGGACGCCTTGGATGCCCTGAACGCCTTGAGGACCGGTGGGACCAATGTCACCCGTGGTTCCTGTAGGCCCAGTAGGTCCGGTTGAACCATTTGCGCCCACAGCACCAGTAGGTCCTGTCGGTCCTGCATCACCCTGAGCGCCGGTTGGGCCTGTATTGCCTTGAGCCCCTGTCGGTCCAGTAGGTCCTTGTGCTCCGGTGGGGCCAACATCGCCCTGCGCACCTTGAGTGCCTTGTGGACCAGTAGGTCCAACGTCACCCTGAATACCTTGGGTTCCTTGAGGGCCTGTCGGTCCATGATCGCCCTGTGCGCCAGTGGGGCCGGTGGGGCCAACCGCTCCGGTAGAGCCGGTTGAACCAGTGGGTCCTGTTGGGCCTTCTGCGCCAGTAGCGCCCGTCGATCCAGTGGGACCCGTGGGACCAACATCACCAGTTGATCCGGTGGGTCCAGTGTTGCCTTGTGCCCCAGTGGGTCCAGTCGGCCCAGTATCACCGGTGGCACCTTGAATGCCTTGAACGCCTTGGGGACCGGTAGGCCCAGTGTCGCCTTGGGCGCCTGTCGGCCCAGTCGGTCCCACGTTACCCTGCGCACCAGTTGGGCCTGCAACCGTAGAAGCAGCCCCAGTAGGCCCGGTGGGTCCAATGTCACCCTGAGCACCAGTAGGCCCAGTAGAACCAGTTGATCCAGCCGATCCAGTCGGTCCAGTTGGACCCTGAACGCCTTGAGCACCATCTAGGTTAAATGACCATGCGCTATAAGTCCCAGAGCCGGACACCGATGTCACATCAAAAACAATGGCGCCAGTGCCACTGTTGTATGACACCACCGGTCCACGCATGTATATGCCAGAGCCGCCCGTGTACGCAATAATGATGCTCTGGGCCTCAGAATAAGCCAATCCAGTTCCGATGGTTGCACTTACCCCGGTGGCCGTTTGAACGGTCAGAGATGTTGTGCTACTTGTCAGGTAGCGGTCACCAGACTGTCCGGTAGGTCCAGTTGGGCCAGTATCGCCGGTGCTTCCGGTGGGACCAGTCGGACCCACGGCTCCGGTTGATCCGGTCGGGCCAACATTACCCTGAGCACCCGTAGGACCGGTGGGTCCAACATCGCCTTGGGCGCCGGTAGGTCCTGTCGGGCCAGCAACACCTTGGTCGCCCTGAATACCTTGGACGCCCTGAGGCCCAGTCGGCCCATGGTCACCCTGAGCACCAGTTGGGCCCGTAGGCCCGACATTTCCCTGCGCTCCAGTAGGTCCGGTGGGACCGACATCACCTTGTGCGCCTTGACTACCAGTTGGTCCAGTAGGCCCAACATCACCCTGCGCACCGGTGGGTCCGGTAGGTCCAATATCACCCTGCGAACCAGTCGGTCCAGTAGGACCAGACTCTCCCAAGTCTCCTTGAGGTCCGGTGGGTCCAGTTTCCCCCTGAACGCCCTGAACCCCTTGTATGCCCTGAACGCCTTGGGGGCCAGTCGGACCTGTATCCCCTTGGGCGCCAGTCGGGCCTGTCGGGCCGACCTCCCCCTGAATTCCTTGCGCCCCAGTTGGCCCAGTTGGGCCAACATTTCCTTGCGCACCAGTAGGACCAGTAGGGCCAACGTCACCCTGGGATCCAGTAGGCCCTACCGCGCCCGTAGGCCCAGTTTCACCCTGAATACCCTGAACCCCTTGAGGCCCTGTAGGTCCGTGGTCGCCTTGTGCCCCGGTAGGGCCGGTAGGCCCAGCTACTGTTGAGGCCGCTCCGGTAGGGCCGGTAGGGCCGGCGTCTCCCGTGGCTCCCGTCGGCCCCGTAGGGCCAGTAGGGCCAGCCACAGTTGAGGCGGCTCCCGTGGGGCCCATATCACCTGTCGGTCCAGTTGCTCCGGTGCTACCGGTTGGGCCGGTTGGGCCTGCAACACCTTGGTCGCCTTGAATACCCTGCACGCCCTGCGGGCCGGTGGGGCCATGATCGCCCTGAATTCCGGTCGGGCCAGTAGGGCCAGTCGAGCCTGCGCTGCCAGTAGGGCCAGTTGCGCCAGTTGCGCCGGTTGTTCCTGTTGGACCCGTGGCGCCAGTTGACCCCGCAGAGCCGGTAGGACCTGTTGGACCCGCAACACCTTGAATACCCTGTATGCCTTGAACGCCTTGCGGGCCAGTCGGCCCAGCAACGGTTGATGCAGCCCCTGTAGGCCCCGTAGGGCCATTTCCTGTGGGTCCGGTAGCACCGGTAGGTCCAGTGACGCTAGAAGGGGCTCCTGTGGGGCCTGTAGGGCCTGCTGGGCCTGCATTTCCACCAATACCCTGCCAAGTGCCGGCATAGTAACCCTCAAAATTTTGGAGGGTGGTGTTGAATCGAATCTGGCCGTTTTGGCCCACCGGGCGTTCAACGGTCGTTCCGCTTGGAACTTTTACCGCGCCAGTGCCGGGAAGAATGGGGTTGTCAGCGATGCTGACCGTTGGGTTGCCGGTCAAGCCATCAGTGTTGGCAACATCAATTTGATTTGCCGTTCCCAAAATCTCAACGCCGGTAACGCCATTGCTTCCATTAAAAGCCACCAAGCCGGTGCTAGTGCCCATGGCGGCAAAGTTGGCAACAATGCCATCAAGGCTGACGGTCGGGTTTCCTGCCACGCCATCGCCATCCGTGACCGCTATGCCAAATCCTGTCGTTTGAATCTCCCGCGGCTCAACAGTGCCCAAACTAGTTTTGGCAACCAAACCATCACCGGCGGTGTTCAAACTTGCGGCTGCTCCAGTCAAGCCGATGGTCATAGGCTGAAGAGCCCCGCCATCAGTCAGGCTCAGGTCGCCAGTAACGGCCAAAGCTCGGCTATTTGGCAAAGATGGCTCTTGATCAACAGTCAAGAACGTTTGTTGCTGATTGGGGGAGGCGGCAATATCTCCCGTTGTCGTGCGTACCGTCTGACCATTCTGAACAATAGGAACAAGCTCAGTCCCGTCAATAGGACCGGCAAATGGAAGTTCTGTAATTGTTACGTTTGTCATATCACGGGCTCACATTGATTCCATCGGGTTGTCCGCTGGTTGGCGGGTCCGCTGTACTTTGTTGCGTAGAGAGTTGCGCTTGCGTTTGCTGACTGATGATCAAGCCCTGATTGTCGGTCACGGCAACGCTAACGTCAGGTCGGGGAAACCTGATATTGATGCGCTCAGTTTTTCGTGCCGGCAGGCGGTATGGATCAAATTGATCCTGGCAGCCTTGGTCGCACACCTGTAGTCCTGGGAAATTGGGATCAGACCGCATTACGGCATGCGGCCTCTTCATCTTGCACCGGTCGCACACCGCTATAGCGATGTCTGACATGCCAAGGGTATCAAGAAAGATCCCCATGGCTTACCTCGTGTAGACAGAGATATTCGGAGCGAAATAGATCGGCGACTTGTCGCGCTCTTCCTGTTCCGCTAGTTGCAGATGCTTGTCTGCTTGTCCCTCAAGGTACTGAATGCGGGCCAATTGCACTTCTGGCAACTCCAGGCTCATCTGATGAGCCAGCATGGACTGCACGGCCATATACCAACGCTGAGGAATCTGTAATTCATCAGTCAAATCACCCACATCCATGACCTGCTTGGAGTACCAGAGGGTCATTTGGATAAATGGATCATTCGGTACAGGCCATAGCACCACCTCGGTCTGCGGGATGGTGCGGTTGACCCAGAATTGGTACGGCTGGTTGGCTGTGAAGAACTTGTTTGGCAAGTTACTGTAATCGTCGCGGTTCAGGCGTGCCATGGGCACTTCTTTGGCCTGATTTCCGAGGTAAAACTCGCGCACAGCCAACGTATTACCGCCGGTCTCGCGCATGCGGTAATACTGGACGTTCTGACCGGCCTCCATGTTGTACCAGAGCCATTGATTGTCCACCCAGGCCTCAACACCGCAGTCATACAGCAAATTCCACGTTATTCCATCAACGGAATACTCAAGGAGGATGTGAAATTCACCAGAAACACCCGGCAAAATGCCAAAAGAGCCGATGTATTGCTCGTTTGCAGTGCCGTAATTGACGGTGAGGTTGCCATTAGGGGCGGTTTGGACATCAATTGTGTCCACATTGCCATCAAAAGCGTTTGCAACAATGCCAGATGAACCTGTGTAGTTGCCAGGAGGACGCTGCATCTGCCGATATAGGGCATTGAGCACATCAACCCCGCCCACGGGGAGCAAATACGTTGATTTTTCAGGGGTTGTGCCGTAAGTTTTGCTGCCAATAGCCCAATACTGGATGCCGATGTTGATCAGATTGGATAAAAGGAAGTGCAAAGACTGACGAGCAGACAAAATCTGCTCGCTTGTTAGCTCTTCAGCTAGTTTTCCGCACCGACGAGCACCGTGATCAATGAGATCTTGCACATTGATGATGGTCTCGCCATAAGTTCCAGAGTAGGCCATCGTTTACCTCACCATCCTGGGCAGTTCCAGCGCTGCATGGAGGCTCTAGCGCGGCTACCCTTCTCACTTTTCTCGGCTACAGGTCCCATTCTGGCGCAAAAAGAGTCACGACGAGCGCCTCCTTGGGGTTGTGGAGCCTTTAAATTTGATCCAGTCTCGCGGTTGTACTTGGCCCGCCCCTTGGCGGTAAGCCCAGCACCCTTGTCCGCGGGCAGTTTTTCGCCTCGACCAATTGCTAGGCTTGGCCCGCCATCCTTCATTTTGGCCGTTTTTGCAGACTCACGGAA